CGCGGCCCGCCAGACGGAGGCCGAGTATCTCCGGTTCCTCGACATCGCCTACGGCTCGGCTCGGGAACTGGAGTACCAGGCATCGCTGGCCTTCCGGCTCGGCTACCTGAGCCCGGAGCAGTCTGAATCGCTGGATGGGGCATGCGTCGAAACCTCCAAGGTTCTCAATGGTCTGATCCGCGCGATCCGCGGATGACTTCTGGCTCCAGCCTGCAGCCTCCAGCCTCCTAGCTTCCTTCCACCCAGCTGCGGAACACCGCCAGCTTGGCAGTCACGCTGACGGTGATCGCCTCCTCCAGTTCCTCGCTGCGGCTGAACGAGGTGATCGAGAAGTCCCCGTCCGGCCCCTGGCCGTTAGCCTTATCCAGCACCTTCAAGGCGATTAGGCCATTGCTTAGATAGGCATTCTTGATGGCGGTGAACCCCGCGTCGGTCGGGTCCCAGACCATCTCGAACTCGACCGAGCATTCGCGGAGCGTAGGCGCAGTGGCTCGCCAGCCCTGGTTGGCCCGCGTGGTCACGTCCGCCTCGCCCGCCTCCAGATTGAGCGTGACGTTGCGGACGTTGGTCATTTCCGTCGAGGCAGGATTGCCGGCCGTCCCGTAGTACAGCTTGGCGTTCATCCCCAGAACAAAGTTCGCCATGTTTTACTCCTCCGCGACCATGAGGCTTGAGGCTCGGAGCCTGTGGATTCAAACCTCAGGTCTTATGCCTCTAGGTCAGTCCGAGCTCGATCACCGTGCCGGCCGTGGCGCGCAGGTAGACCGTCTGGCCGTATGACGGGCCGAGCATGACCATCGAGTCGGCCGGGATCGTCAGCTTGGCGGTCCCGCCGGTTACCTCGCGGACCTCCACGTTCGCCGCCAGCGGATGCACGATCAGCGTCGCGCCGCGTGGCACCTCGACGGCCTGGTCGGAACCCGTCGCGGTCAGCGGTTCCAGTGCCTTGAAGTTCATGGGCCACTCCCTCGGTTGGATGGGCACGACCGGCGGCGTGTGCAGCAGCACATGCAAGCCCGCCTGCGTACACCGCAGGCCGGAGCCGCTGTACACGGCCGCGCCGACCAGTGCCGCATCGACCTCGGCCTTCGTCCAAGGCTGGCCGGTCGCCGGCGACTTGAGCGTGAAGACGAAGATCGTGTCGTAGGTCGGAACGGGCGTGAAGTTCGCGGTCGCGAGCTCCGCCGACCCGACCCGCAGCACTGCCCGTCCGCTGCCGCTGGACGCATTCCGCCAGCACAGTGCTCCGGCCACGGCGACGATCCGTTCGCCCGGCGCCAGCGTGACATCGGCCACGCCGACGTTGAACGCCGCGCCCGGATACGTCCCCTCGAGGTACGTGGCATCGCCGTCCTGCGGCACCTGTGCGACATGGGCCCAGTACTCCACGGCTCACCTCAGGGATCAGGCACGTCCGGCGGATAGATCGTCCAGCCTGCGGCGGTCCCGTTCGCGTTGGCGTTCAGCCGGGCCACGCGCGTCGTCGGCCCGTACAACACCCCGTCGTCGCCGGTGTAGATGTCATCCACGTCGAGCGTGTAACCCTGCGAGGCCAGGTTGAACCGCTTGCCCAGGTACGCGGCGTTCATCGACCCGCCCGGCGACGCGAGCCCCTGGGCCACGACCTGCCCGTCCATCCGCCAGATGTAGCGGTCGAACAGCACCGCCAGCTCGCAGAAGTACCAGCGGCCAAGCTCGACCGGCCCGACGCTGGCGATGTATGGCGAGCCGCTTGTGCCCACGTGCAGTCGGATTACGCCGTCGCCATCGAGTCGCAGCGATGCCCGATGCGTGGTGCCGTACGCGACATAGAGCAGGTATTCCCACACGCCCTGCACCATGGGCAGCGTGGCGAGCCGCATCGCGAAGCCCAGCGTGTAAACCGTCCGGCTGACCGTCGTCGGGTTGCCATTGGCGTCGAAGCCGTTGGCCAGCGTGATGTACGCCGTGCCCGTGCTCTGCGGGGCGATGATGCGGCAGCCGTAGTTGCCGCTCCGCTTGTGGGCGGCACCGACGCTGACCGAGCCACCAACCCCGAGCAGCTCGTTCGTGTCGCCCGCCTCGAAGCCCGCGAACCACTGCACCGGCATGACCCTCACCTCCGCACCCGGTACGTAACCGTCAACACGCTGGTGAACACGTGTTCCTTCTCCAGATGCTCCGGCGCGAAGATCGGGTCGTTCTCCAGCGCTAGCCACACGGCGGCGGGGAAGCCGTCGAGCTTACGGAAGCGCAGGTGATCACCGATCTCCTCGACCAGGTGCATCAGGCCGTCCAGCGTTGGGGCGTCGTCCGCGTTCACCTTCCGCTGGACTCCGATGTCGATCGCGCAGTCGAAGAAGGCATCCGCGCGCGTCGCGGCCGTCGCCGTCAGCGACTTCGGCACGACGCTTACCCGGAGCTCGTGAAGCTGCGATAGGTCGTAGACCGGCTGGTACTTCCGTTCCGCGGTGAACGGCAGACTGAACGGGGCGGCGTTCAGGCTGGCCACGACAGCGTCGGCAATCTGATTGATGGTGCTCACGGCGACGTCCTCCCGTTCTGCCGACCTTCCAGGAACGACACACGCCGCTCGATGGCCTGGTACTCGGTGCGCAGCGCCCGGGCCTCGACGATCAGTTCGTCCAGCCGCTTCTCGACATGGTCGAGCTTGGCCGTGACGACGCCCCACTGGACGGTGAACGCCAGCACCGCGAGCAGCGCAGTCAGGGCGACGCCCGCCCAGCGCGACCACTCAGGCCGGAGGCCGAAGGCTGTAGCCTCGGGGGCTCGCGCTCGATCGTCCGCCGTGCGAGGTGTGGTTTGCTGCCTGTGGCCTTCCTCGGTCATGGCGGCTCCTCCATCCCCACGAACTTCGTGTGAATCCGCAGCGCCCGGCGATACGGGTCGCTGTAGCGCCACGGCGGCTCGCCACCCGGCGCCATCACCTCGTAGAGGAAGATCTGCCCATCCGCGGTCTCGCGAATGCGGTCGCCGGCCTGCGGCAGGATCGGCACGCCGCCGAGCACCAGGTCCGCCGCGAGAACCACGAAGTCCCGCGACTCGGTGCGGTGGACGACGCCGTAGTCGTCCGCCTGCTCGAACTCCGTCCGGCCGATGGTGGCCGGCAGGTCCACGCTGTCGCCGCCGCGGAGGTACGTGACCGTCCGCGACAGGTGCCGGGTGCGCTGGTCTTCCAGCCACGCCGCGCCTTGTTCGAGCAGGTCGGGCATACGTCAGTCCTGAGGCTTGAGGCCTGAGCCCTGAGGGCTGAATGTCCAAGCCTCAAGCCTCAGGCCGTGGACCTCCCAACTATTGACTCATCCGCACGCGAACCGTCGCATCGGCGTCGGTTGCCGTCTTGACGCACTTTCCGATCAGCTTGTTGCCGCTGGCCGCCGTCGTGGCGACGTTGTTCGTGTCGTCCCAGTACACGTTGGCGCCGGCCGTGATCGCCGTGCCGCCGCCCGTGGCCTTGGCGAAGTCGAACACGCCCGCCACCGCGAGCGACCCAAGCGCGCCGGCGGCGATCGGCGTGCGGGCCACGCCGACCAGCTCGCCCTGGACGATCACGTCGCCGGCGGCCACGTCCGCGCCGGGCGTGTAGTCGATCGACGCTCCGTCATGCCGGAAGATTGCCTGTACCATCGCTGTTGTCCCTTCGTGCCTACGTGCCTGCCTGCCTCACGCCTACGCTTCGCCCTTGCACTTGACCGCGGCGCGGAAGTCCTGCATGGCCACGCCGAAGTCGAAGTACCCGCGCCACTGCATCCCCAGCGTGTTGAAGCTGGTCTCGCCGCTCTCGACCGTGGGCGTCCGCCGGCCACGCAGATAGGCGATCTCGATCGCCGCCACGTCGGCCGGGTTGGCGAACAGGTACCACGCCTTGGCCGAGCCGCCGGGAATGCCCTGCGCGTTGAGGTACGGGCTGGCCAGCGGCCGCCACTTGCCGACGTGCGGGTTGCCGGCCGGGCTCGGCTTGCCCTGGGCCGTGGTCTCGTTCACCCGCGTCTCGGTCATGAGCTGCTGGGCCGCGACCTTCAGGCTGGTGGGCACCAGCAGGATGGCCGGCGACAGCAGGACCGGCTTGCCGGTGACATCGGTCTGGTCCAGGAACTTCTGCTCCGCCGCAGTCAGCGCCGCGATCGACAGCGCCGTCTCCGCCCCGCTGAGGAAGTTCTGGTGGCCCGTGCCGAAGAAGTCGTTCGGGTTGGACAGCAGCAGCTCGAAGACCGCCTCTTCGCGCTTCAGCGCCGACATCCGCCCGATGATCCGGGGAATCTGGAGGAACGCCCCGAGGTCGTCGTTGATGATCATCTGCCGCGTGAGGGCGATCATCCGGCCGAACGTCTCGATGCGGTTCTTGTACGCTTCCTCGGTCAGCGTGGCGTGCTGGAGCTCACCGTCTGGGCCGACCTTCTCGAACACGCCGTTGCCGGTCATGCGGTAACGGGTGACCTCCTTGAAGTCGTTGACGTCGGTCTCGGAGCAAATCTGCGTCGCAACGCTCTCGACCGCCTCGTACGCGGCCAGCATGGCCTTGTTGGCCACGTTCGAGAGGATGCCCGACAGCGAGAGGGTCGAAAACCCGTACGCGGCCTGGATCAGCCGCTGCTCGGCGACGAACGCGGCCCGGATGGTATCGTCGTCGAAGCCCGTCGCCGCGGCGTGCCCACCGGCGGCGTGAATGATCTCCCGGAAGACCGTGTGCAGCCCGGCCCGCTTCAGGTCGCGCGACAGCGCAGCCTCCATGATGCGGGCGTCGTACCACCGGGCGACCTTCTCCTCCGGCGCGACGTTGTAGTTCAGCAGCAGCGCCGCCTCGAGGGCCTTGCCCGTGGGCGGCTCGGTACTGCGGCGAATGCCCGTGACGGTCGGCCGTTCGGCGCGGAGCTTCTCCAATTCAGTGCGTTCCTCAGTCCAGCCTTCAGCGATTGCCTGCTCCTCGATCTGCGGGAACTTGCTCCCGCAGATGCGGCGGATGGCGGCGATGCGCTTCGTCTCGGCCGCGGCCTGGGCCCGCAGCTCGGACACGACATCAGCGCCGCCGCCCGGCTGGTCGGTGTCGCCCGCGTCGCTGGCGTCGCTGGTCGGGTCGCCCTGCGGGCCGGGGCGTTTCTGCTCGGCCTCGTACATCGCCTGAAGGCTCGCCCGCTGCACCTCGCTCAGGTCGGCGGCGACGAAGCCCTTGGCTTCCAGCCACTTCTCGAAATCCATGACATCCTCCTTGATGTCCGCGGCCGCGGCCGCGACCTGGGCGCTGGTGTCCTCGTCGGCGCCGAGCGCCACGAAACTGATCTCGCCGAGCGTCGCCTTCCTGACGATGTGGACCGGTCCCTCGAACTCGCGCCCGTTGGCCACAGCCTTGCGACCACGCGGCACGAACTCCACCCGCTCGGCGAGAGCTCCCAGCGAAGCTTGCCAGGGGAAGCCGTTCCGGCTGCTTTCGACGATCTCCCGCGCGACCGGACCCGCGCCGGAAATGACGCCGGTGACGAGCAGGTTCGAGCCCTGAACGGCGACCGAATCGGTATGCCCCACGATGAGGCTGCGGTTGTGGTCCTTCAGAATCGGCCGGCTGCGGGCGCTGAACTGGAGTCCGGCGAGGTCCACCACGGCCGGATGCGGCCAGCCGGCCAGCGCCATCGCGCCGCCGGTGTACGCGACCATGCTGAAGCGCCGCAGCGGCGTAGCCTCGGTGCCGGCCGCGGTCTCGATGTTGGCCCACTCGCCCACCGGAGCACAAAGTTGGAGCGCACGCCGCGCTTCACTCGTCTTCATCGTCGCCGGCCTCCTTGCCGATGGGCTGAAGCTGTTGCGGCGTCAGCCCGAGTTCCGCCATCAGCGCCACTTCCTTAGCGCGCTGCCGCAACTCCGACTCCCAGTCGCGCCCGACGCGGGCATACTCCGATGCGAGCGTGGTCGTGTGACTCGCCAGGCGCGTGGCCTGCGCCGTCGCTTCCTTGGCCGGGTCCACGTGCTCCTGCCCGTCCCAGAACCACTGATGCGGGAACTCGGCGTCGCGCGTGCGGGCCGGCTGGGGCAGCAGGCCCTCAATGAGCACAGCTTCACCGACCCAAGCCATCAGGATGCGATCAAGCACCACGTCGGCGATGTGTTCCTGCTCGACGCGGATGCTCTTGAAGTAGGTCTGGTGGTCCATCCGCCCCGAGGCGTAGTTGTAGGCCGACGAGTTCGCCGCCGCGACGTTGAACGGCATGTTCAGGCAGCGAGCGATCTCGTTGAGGATTTCCTTCTTAAACTCGCCGTAAGTGGTGGAGGGTTGCTCGGCCTGGACCTGCGACATCTTCCAGCCGCCGGGCATCGTCAGCAGCGAGCGGGCCTCAAGCTCGATCGCGTCCATCGGCTCGACGCTTTCGGTCTGTCCGTCCGGCGGCGCGTCGGTGTAGAGGATGCCGGCGAAGTCGGCGGCCGTTTCCGCGGCACCGAGCACCGCCAGCGTGTACCGCCGGAGCTGCGCGAACAGCGGCAACGCCGGCGTAAGGTCGGGAATGCCGCGGCTCTGGCCGGGCCGATCGACGCGGAAGTAGTGGATGACGGCGTCGGCCGGCACCCGGTCATAGCTCAGTCCCAGCCCCGCGCCCGCGCGAGTGTCGCCGGGGTGGACCTTCAGCACGTGGTACTGGACCGGGTTGCCGTACTCGTCGAGGACGATGCCGTCGATGGCGTTCGGGTCGAGGATCGACAGGTCGGGCGTGGTGACTTGGTCGGCCTCGATCAACCGGAGGTCCAGCTTCACGGCGCCGGGCAACTTCGGATTGCTGCCCAGGATGAGGAACGCTTCGCCGTCGGTTGCGCGGGCCGTCCGCAGCGTGCGGAGCTTTTCCGCCAGGCCGACGGTCTTCGCCCAGCGGCCGAACTCGCGCTCGATGCGCTGGTTGACCTCCGGGGCTTCGGTGAGCATCTGGAGCCGCGGGCCGGTGCCGATTACGTCGTTCGCCAACGTCAGCACGATGCCCTTGGCGTAGGAGTTGTTCGCGACTTCGTATCGCGCGCGGTTGCGGAGCAGACGCCGCACCTCGGGCGAAGCCGCGGCGTCGGCCGAAAGCCCGTCCGCGTTCGCCCAGTGCCGGCGGTTCTCATCGCTCGTGGCCGCGGCGTCGTAGCTGGCGAGCAGCGCCCGCAGCCCGGACCGCACGGCTCGGATGCGCGCGCCCGGCGCGCGCCGCGGCCCCGCGTCATTCGAGCGTGCCAGCTTGTTTTTGATCCACGCGAACATCGTCTCGCCAGGACTCCCAACTCAGGCCGTGCCGGGCGGCACGAGCTTGGTGAACCGCAGGCCCTTCGTCGGCTTCTTCACCGCTTCCTTCGAGGCCAGGTACCGATCCGCCTCGATCTGCTCGGTCAGCGGGTGCTGCTCCACGCTGCCCGAGTCGCCCTGGGCGCGCTTCGGCCCGGCGGCGTTCTCGCGAATCGTCTGTTCGAGGTTCTCGGCCACGTCGTGCTCCGCTGGCCGGGCGCTCCGGGAGGCGACGCCAAAAGAAAACGCCGCGCGGGGGTGCAGCCCTGCACGGCGTGTCACTTGTGGCTTGTCGTGCGGCGGTGATCAGCCGCCGCCCGCTCGCCTCCGGGAAAGCCCGGTCCGGTTGTCTATTCGGTATCTACGGCGTCGGATCGACTCCTGCAACGAGAAAACACGGTACACGCGAAGATTGTTCGATAGATCGAACGCGAGTGCATAGATCGAACGACTACAGCGGCGCTTCGCGGGTCGTCATGCGCTTCCCGCAGTGCCGACACTCGCGCAGCCGGCGCACCGCGCCGTTGGGCAGCGGCTTGACGTAGACGACGCGGAAGTGCTGGCAGCCGCACGCCCGGCAGACCAGCCCGGCCTTCTGCCCATCAACAACCGCTTCGCGCTGTCGAACCTTGGGCACTACCGTTTGCTCCTCTGCAACTCGGACAGCCGCAGGCGCGGCCGCGGCGGCCGCTTCGCGTCGGTGCCGGGCACGACGACGCCCTGAAGCGACGCGGCCACGGCGCAGCCCACCAGGCAGTCGAACCAGTGGTTGTCCGGCCGCGACGGCTTCGGGCGCCACTCGCGAACGCTCCGCCCGTGGCCCTCAGTGACGACGTAGGTTTCCGCCTCGGCGACGTGCTCGGCGAACAGCCGATGGTGCTCGGCCTTCTTGCCGAACAGCGCCAGCGCCCCGCGGTCGCCCGCGGCCGTCGCGAGCCGCGCGTGGACGAACGTCTTCCAGAAGTTGGCGTCGAAGGCGACGTGCCGGAACTCGCTTGACCGCGACACATTCGGGATGTACCAGTTGCAACCGTGCCGCTCGCCCGGCCGGCGGCGGTACGTCGCCATCGGCTTGTTGCCCGCCTTCAGGCCCATGCCCTTCGAGAGCATGACCACCGGCCCGAGCTTGATCGCGACCGCGTTGCACACCGCGGGCAGGTAGCCGGAGTCGATGAGCAGCCGCTCCACGCTGAGCAGCGTGCCGTCGGTCCGCTCCCACCGCCGGGCGAGCAGCTCGGCGGCGAGCTGCTCCAGGCCGCCCTGGACGGCGCCCTCCCTGCCCGCGCCGCGGAACGCCGCGGCCAGCGTGGCGGTCGCGTCGCGGAGCGTGAAATACAGCCGCTTCTGGTCGGGGAACGTGCCGTAGTCGATAACGTAGCCGGTGAAGTCCTCCTCCCAGGCGCACACGCACCAGTACAGCAGCTTGTCATGCACGTCGATGAACGCGGTCAGGCGCGTTGCAGCGAGCGGCACCTCGCCCCGCGGCCGGCCGGTGACCTTCTCCGCGACCTGCTCCGCGGTGAGCCGCTCGTCCTCGAACTGCTCCATCACCGGTTCGTTCTGATACTCCGCGGCGAACGCCTCCTCGTCGCGGAGCTTCAGGTTCATCGCGTGCTGAAGCGCCGACAGCTCGGTCTTCGGGTCGAACCGCTCGGGCCAGGCGACAACGGCGCCGGCGTCCATCGCCTCGCGGTGCCCGGTGTAGAACGCCGTCGCCGGCTTGAGGCCCTTGCCGGTCCGCAAGCCTTCGGCCCGCAGCCGGGCGTACTCGTCCCAGAGCTTCTCGTTCGTGGGGAACGCATACACGAGCTTGGTGCACTCGCCCTGCCACTCGGGGTTCTTCTGGCGGTCGAGCAACTGGTCGGCGAGGTCGCCGGCGTAGATCTTCGTGCAGGTCAGCACCGCCGCGATGGACTCGCCCGGCCCGGCCATGCCCAGCACGTCGCCGGTGAGCAGCTGGAGCCGGTACCGCGTCTGCGACGGCGAGCGGGCCGACTGCCGCGTCTGCGGATCGTCCAGCAGCACCAGCGACGGCCGCAGCGTCCGCCCGTCCATCGTCGTGTGCTGCTGGCCGCGCATGTTGGCGTCGAGCGACGTGACGGTGATGATCGCGCCGGACGCCTCGTTGTACGGCCCGGCGACCGTCGGAAAGACCAGCTTGTCCGCCGACCAGGTGCAGTAGGTCGGCTGGCCGTCGATGTGTTGGCCGATCTGCCGGCGGGCATTGTTCTGGAGCCGGCGCAGCGGATAGATCGCCTTCGGGAAGTCCGCCAGCAGCAGCGGGTTTTCGAGAATGGCCTTGCGGATCGGCGCCAGCAGTTCGATCGCGCGTTCCTGTGCGCCACCAATCAGGCACACGAACGGCCGGTAGCCGGACAGCACCGCCCACAGCGCGGACAGGCGCGCGAGCGTCGTCTTTCCGGAGCCGCGGGGCATGGCAAAGGCGAAGAGGCCGCCTTCCTTGACGGCCCGCTCGATCTTCTCGATGACGCGCAGGTGGTCTTCCGACCAGCCGCGGTAGAGCGTCGGCGCGAAGTAGGTTTCGCAGAAGAAGCGAAAGTCGGCCCGGGCCCGTTCGCGCCGCTCCAGGTTGACGATGTCGGGCAGCGGCGCGACGTTCTGACTGCGCCACGTCTCGGTGTTCTTGCGAGCGAGGTCCGCGGCGCGCGCGTCGATCGCGGGCTTTTCCGGACGCTCCACCTCGCGGATGAGCCAGCGCAGGTAGTCCAGCAGGCGGACATGTCGGCCGTCATGCCAACGCCGGCCGGCGCGGTTCATCTGCCGGTCGAGACGGGAGCGCGTGATCGACTCGCCCAGCGCCGTCGAGTTCAGCAGTTGGACGAGCTCGTTGCGGCTCAGCTTGTTCGGATCAAGCGCCATCGTTCTTTGGGCTTGTTTCCTGCGGCCCACGCGCTTCAGCCATTACTGAAGCCGCCATTCGGTGCAGCACCTCGCGCACCGCGTCCTCGTCAAACTTCATCCGCCCGCCGACTAATAGGTATGGAATCGCGCCGCGGCGAGCCAAGGCGCGAAGGTAGCTTCGTGGCAGGC